TATAATAGGTAAAACAGTACTTAACATAAAAGGGGGATAAGCATTGAGTTTATGGTAAAAGTAAAAATAATTGAGGATGAATGGTTTCCATGCTATGAAATAGAAGAAGTTGAAAAAGAGTATAAAACAAGGGCATATGATTGTATATGTGAATTGTCACTTGAGGACATTGAAGAAATAAGAAAAATAGACGAAGAATTTGAGGCAATTCAGGAAAAACTAAGTAAAATTTATAAGTCTATAAAAGAGGAAAAAGGTTATGGTTAAGGTAAGGATAAGAATAAAAAATGATAAGACTACATTTAGTCATGTTGAGTTTAGGGACGATACTTTTGCTGTTGCTAAGAGTAATCCAGAATTACAAACGCTAATTGAAACTGCTTGCAAAGATAGTCATTTAAAAGACATACAAGAAGTCCGAGTATTTTCGGATACAGAATGGTGAGGAGGTAATTATCCCACTTATTAAAGGAAAAAAAGCTAAAACCAAAAAGGGTATCTCTGAAAACATAAGAAGAGAAGTTCATTCAGGGAAAAAACAATCACAAGCCACCGCAATAGCCTATTCAATTGCAGGCAAGACGCAAAAAAAGAAAAAGAGAGGAAAGCAATGACTAAAAAATGTCCTGGCGGAAAGATAAGATCTCAAGGTAAAGGTAAAGGCTTAGGAAGAGGAAACCAAAAAGGCCCTATAAGAGTTCCTAGTAAAAAAGAATATAAAAACCAAAATCGTTAAGATTAACGTATTTTAAGAGAAGAAAAAAAGATATGACACTATCAATCTCACCAGCAGGCCGTGACTTTAACTTTACCTTCTCCTTCAAAAATAGCTGTAACTCTCGTTGTTGCCGCACCAAAATAACAGATTCAGTATACGTAAATAAAAAAGCTCAAGTAGAGCCCTTTCGCCGTATTACTCGCCTAGTAACAAATACTCAAGCAGAACACGCGAAATCATTTACTCGCATGCAAGAGGCTATTAAAACAATCTTTAAAGACAGAGACCTTGATCCAAATATAGCTCTAAAAATAATAGAAGAGACAGCCAAAATATCCTTTCAACAAGAAATAAAAAACCGCCAAAGACTTACTCTAGAAAAAGTAAATCGCATAAATGACGCCTTAGAAGAGTATTATGAATGTTCCTCAACCCCAAAAACTCCACAAACCCCCCAAGAAATAGAGGCTATACCTTTTAGCAATAACAAAATAACCCCTTAAACAAAAAGGAAACAAAATGATTAAAATCATAACAACTTTAACAACTATCTTATTTTTAACTTCATGTGGCCCCTTCCAGAAAAGCGAAGAAGCCGTAAGAATCAAAGTAGACACAGCCTCTAAATCACTAGGCCGAGACATAAAAGCAACAGTAACTATTCACAACGGAGAAAAACCAAGTGAATAACAAGTATATTAAAAAACTAAGATTAGCTATTTATTCATTAAGTTTCATGATTTGCCTGCTAAGTACCGCGTGTTCTGAATTCGACCTAAGCGGTGCTTGGTCTTCTCACCAAGAAGAAGATCACTTTAAGACAACCTCAGACAACAACAAAGCAGAGGCACAAAAAGCTATTAAGAAGTGGTAGCTACCAATGAACAGCGTGTATCAAATATACAAAGAGGCCATGCAACTAATTGATGAACAATCCGAAGACCTCCAAATATGGTTCCCCTCCGACAACGAAAGAATCACCTACCTACAAAACCAACTTCGCCTACTACACGCTATCTTCGAACAAGACCTCTTTATGCAGTCGTTTTCTCAATGCTTGCTAACCGAAGAAGAGAGCTATGAATAAAAAAACCTTGACCCCAATTAACAACTAAAGCTAAAAACAACTTGTAAATAAAATAACTAATATCATGGCAGCAGCTAAGCATAATACATACGTTCTTAATAGAAAAAAGAATCCTCAATATACTCAAGCTCAAATTGACGATATTATAACTAAATTACTTAACTGGGCGCATTCTGATGATGGAATTTATATAGCCTCTTTTATCTATGAAGAGTTTAAACAACCTAAGAGTTGGATATATAACTTAGCAAGACACCATGAAGATTTAGAAGTGGCCTTAGAGACTACTAGAGAGCTTATTGCAGGAAAGATAGCCAACCATTCATTCAAAGGCGATAGAAATTCAACCTTCGGAGAGAAGATTTTACCTATGTATTGTAAAGAGTATAAAGCTCTTATAGAATGGAAAGAATCCCTCAAGCAAAAAGAGCTATCCGAAGACGAAGTCAAGACAATCGTTAAGGTCATAGACTATTCTACTAAAGAGAAGAAAGCCAAAGACCCAAAGGCAGTGCAAGACCAAACATAAAGATTCCCAACTATTTTAAAGAAAAAACAAAAAAAAAGAAATCGTATAGGTAAACAAGTTTTATCTAATATGTATTAATTAGGTATTATATATAGAGAGATTTATGTGTATATGTTTTAGTCACTTATCGTGACCACAGCAAGGGCGAGCTCCCTTGAACCCCGGAAATACGTGGAGATATGCCCGTCGTCTGGGGCGTGTCGACTACCCAATATCATTGGCCGAATTATTAATTGCAAGAAATATTTTCATAGAGTAAAATTTATATCGAGCTCTATAGGGAGAGTTGTCAAGAAAAAAAACATATAATAGGAAAAAAAATGTTTAAATGGATATATGAAAACTTAGATATAGACGCAACAATTGACTTTGGAAGGTGGAAAGGAAAGAAGGTGAGCGAGCTAACGAAGGATGAGTTATATTGGATGGCCTATAAATCATTCAATGCAAAATCGATAGTCAAGAAATCAGCAAGGAGACGTTTAGAGAAAGAAGCCTAACCCGTTAAATACTGTGTTTATTTGTCTTTTTTCACGTTTTTGGTTCTTATCGGACTGAGCTTTATTCCTATCCACACGCCTATTAAGGCGAAGAGTAATTTATCCAATAATTCGGGATTTTTTATACAACTAGGGCGACAAATATCTAGAATAAATAATGCTATAATAAATACAGGAGCAAACCCAAGATAAAGGTATATTATCCACTGAGCAAAGACTCTTATTCTATTCATGCTCTTTTCCTTTTATATATCTTCGCTGAAACGAGTATTAGGACGTGTTTTTTTGTCGTTTATAATGTTCTCTCTTTTAGCTTTTGAGTTTTTGGTAAATCCTTCAACAGTTATTGCTAACTTTATATTCAAAGATTCTACAAGTTCCTTTGCCAAGATTCTTCCTTCTTCGGGATCAAGACATCCGATAGTATGAACAACAGTTTTTATAATGGCAAAGCATGCGTCAAGCGCTGCATCTATTAGATAAAAATTAGTTTCATTTTTGCTAATATTATTATCTATACCATTAAGTGCGACTACAAATGCTTTAGTGAGAATTTTACTGTACTCTTCTCTTTTATCTTTTGGGTTTTTTATATCTTCATTCATTGTAATGCTCCTTTTTGCTCTTTAATTTATTAGCTTTATCTAGTTCATTGGCCAAAATGGTAAGCGAAGTCTCTAGCCGATCTAGGATATAATCTCTTACTTTGAGAAAATCTGGTGTTTTGTTATCTGAAATAAAAAGAGCTTCGAAAGAGCAAGAGATAAGGTAAATGCAATATTCAGTAATGATTTCCATAAAATCATATATGGTTTCTGTTGCAGCATAAATTTCTTTACTTCGAGGCAAGAAAGCCTTAAGTAAATTAGCGATAATTTTATCGTTTTTTTCATTCATAAAGAAACTCCTAAGTTTTGGTATGATAATATAAACAGAAATTATACAATAGTACAAAAATTAACACAACGATTAATGAAAGACCTAGAAATAACGCTACCCCACAACTTTGAGTTTCGCGACTATCAGCTTCCCTTTGTTAAGGCAATAGACAATGGGATAAAGCGAATAGTAATGGTAATGCACCGGCGTGGTGGCAAGGATTGCTGTTGCTTTAACATTATGGTTAAGAAAGCTTATGAGAGAGTCGGTAATTATTACGTGATCTTCCCTTCCTATACACAAGCTCGCAAGTCATTTTGGGATTGTATAACAGAGCAGGGCAACTCATTTATAGACTACTGCCCAAAGAAACTAATCAAGCGACGGCTGAATAATGAAATGAAGCTATTCTTAAAGAATGGGTCGATTATACAGGTCATAGGATCAGACAACCCTGACGCATTAAGGGGATCTAACCCTGTAGGTGTGGTTTTATCAGAGTTTGCGTATCAGAACCCTACAATCTGGACAGCTATCTTAGATCCTATTCTAGAGAAGAACGGTGGTTGGGCTATCTTTAACTCCACACCCCAAGGCAAGAATTATTTCTATACGCTATTCAAGCATGCGCAAGAGAACCCTGACAAATGGTTTAGCAGCTTAGTGTCTATAGAAGACAGCGGCTTGATAGACCCGAAGTCGCTAGAAGTTAAGTTAAGCCAAGGGATCTCTCAAGAAATGATTGATACTGAGTATTACTGTTCTTGGGAAGCGGGAACCTTTGGGTCTTATTATGGCAAGAGCATGCAGAAGGCTGAGGCAGAAGGACGCGTTGGTTATGTGCCTTATGACAAGAACCATTTGGTTTACACGGCATGGGATATTGGTATCGCGGATTCCATGAGTATAGTCTTCTTTCAGAAGCGAGGCAATGAGATCTTATTAATAGATCATTACGAGAATAGCGGTTATGCGTTGCAACACTATTTAGATATCCTTAGAGAGCGTGAATACAATTATGCGGTACATTACTTACCTCATGACGGCAAGAAGCGAGAAGCGGCAACAGGCAGCACCTTCGTTCAAGTAGCGAGGGAGTCTGGGTATGAGTTTGACGTTATAGATAATACGCTATCTGTGCTTGAAGGGATAGAGAAAGTAAGGGGAATCTTTCCGAGGATATTTATAGACAAGGACAAGTGTGACTATTTGATTAAGTGCTTGTTGGAATACCATTCTGAATGGGACGATAAGTCTAAGATCTTCAGGAACAGGCCTTTACATAATTGGGCTTCTCATACATGCGACGCTGTAAGAATGATGGCTATTTCGTTGGACAGGTTAAAAGGTCCTGGCGGGGGAATGTCGTCTGAAGAACTTAAGGCATTAAGAAGAAAAGCAGGGATTTATTAAAAAGAACACTTACAACTCAAATAATGTTTTACATTTAGCCTGAAAAGTATTTAATAGTGTCAACGAATATAAAGGGTTAGAACTATGGTATATCAGACAAGATTCAATGAGAGTTATTATCAATATGACGATGATAAGGGTGTTTTGCAGCAGATGAAGGAGTCTTACGCCCAACATTCGCAAGCTAACCAGAGTTATTGGTTAGAGGGCACAAAGGATTTACGCTTTAAGGCTGGGGATCAGAGCTTATGGAATGAGATTTACTCAGGATTGCCGCTTAACAGAAGATCACAGTTTAACTTCAACAGAATTCGCAGGCTCGTAAACTTAGTAACAGGTTATCAGCGCAGAAACAGATTAGCGACAACTGTATTGCCGATAGAAGGTAGTGACGAAGAGACTGCTGACCAATTCTGTGATATCATTGCATGGCTAGCTAATAGAATGAATATGTACCACGTTATATCTGAGGCATTCGAAGGTGCTTTAACTACTGGCATGAATTTACTTTCTGTCTGGATAGACCACAGAAGTGACCCTTTGAGTGGGGATCTGAGGTTAGACAATCTTAGCTATAATGGGTATATGATAGATTCGTTTTTTACTAAAGCAGACTTATCGGATTGTAACTTTGTTTGGACAAGAAAGTATTTAAGTCAAAAGCAGTTAATTTCGTTATTGCCTGAGAGGCGAAAAGAAATAGAGTCAATGCAAGGAGGCGTTAAGGATGATAAGTTTAGTTTTATGCCGGAGAACTTTAATATTCGTGATCCCGATCTGTATACTTACGATGAATATTATTATTTGGATTATCGCAAGCAAAAAGTCTTGATAGACCCGCAAGCTGGGCAAATAGTTGAGTGGACTGGGGATGACGACCGTTTAAAAATGTTCAAAATGCAGTTTCCTCAGATACAGATAAAGAACATAGAGAAGCAGACTTGCAAGCTAGCGGTGGTTGTTAATAACCATGTTATGTACAACGGGCCGAACCCATTGAATATAGACCGATATCCATTCATTCCTGTTATGGCTTACTTCGAACCTGAGGTTCCTTACTATGAATGGAAGATACAAGGCATGGTACGTGGCTTAAGAGATAGCCAATACTTATACAACCGCAGAAAAGTGATTGAGCTAGACATATTAGAAAGCCAAATCAATTCTGGTATGAAAGTAATGGAAGGGTCGTTGGTTGACGACGCCGATGCGTTTATGACTGGCCAAGGCAGGGGATTGTTTATCAAGAAAGACGCACCATTGGGCATGGAGTCTGTGCAACAAATACCTGCACCTCAAATCCCACCAAGCATGATCCAGTTAAGCGAGATTTTAGGAAAAGAATTGCAAGAGATATCCGGCGTGAATGAAGAGTTAATGGGAAGTGCTACTGACGATAAGCCTGGGATCTTGTCTATGTTAAGACAGGGAGCTGGGCTTACTACGCTGCAAGTATTATTTGATCAGTTAGACTTATCCCAAAAGCTATTGGGTGAAGTGTTAATTGAGTCTATCCAAAGCAACTTTACTGCTGGAAAGGTTCAACGTATATTGGGAGACCAACCCACACAAGAGTTCTATAATAAGACCTTCGGCAAGTTCGATTGTGTGGTGGCAGAAGGACAGCTAACTGAAACTCAAAGACAAAGCAGCTTCTTGGCCTTAATGGAAATGAAACAGATTGGAATCAACATACCTGACGAGATATTGGTCGACAAAGCGCCTATACCTGACAAGAAAGACCTAAAAGAAGTAATGGCTCAACAAGCCCAAGCAGCGCAACAACAGCAACAGCAAGCTCAACAGCTTCAAATGCAGCAGTTACAGGCACAGACTAATTTGGCTGATGCAAGGGCGGGAGCGGACCGTGGACTAGAACACGAAAGAAATTCGCGTGTCTTAAGTAACTTAGGATTAATGCAGGAAAGAAGAGCTGAAAGTGTAAAAGACCTAGAACAAGCAAGCTTAGACAAGATCAAGGCAGCTAAAGAATTAATGGGGGTAGATCTATCACAGCTTCAGCAGTTAATAGACATAGTAGACAGACTACGTGGCCAAGAAGAGACAAAGGTCCAAGAGATAGCAACAAAGACAGAAGGAGGTTAACCGCATGATAAGAACAGTAATAAACGACCAATATTATTTAGATCATTTATTAAAAGAATTTGACCAAGAAGTACGAGAAACGCAACGATTACATGCAGACTTTGTATGTGTACGACCTAATGCATTAGAACGAATAAACAGGATATTTCTTTTATCTGGAGTAAACAGGCTATTAATAAGCCGTGAATTCCTAAATGTCATAAGAGACATATATAAACTAAAAGACATAAGCGTAACACGAGGCTATCACCAAAGAGAGACCTTTAAGGGGTTAGTAGGTTATTACTTAGCGGCCCCAAGCATGACACAGCTTTATTGTGAAGACAACCATAGACCAGAGAGCAGAAAATGAAAATAACATACGAGTTTGACTCAGAAATAGAAGACGACATGGATAGACGTAAGCTCTATGAGATAGCCGATGACATGTTTGGAGCATTATGCGACTTGCGTAGCTACATGCGAGAACTTTATAAAGGTTATAAAGAAGATGGTGTAGATGAAATAATGGATACGATAAACCAATTAATAGAAGAATCCGAGATATACAAAATAGAATAATTATGAAGCAAGAAAAAGAACTAACTCTAGAAAAAACCTATCCCAAGCTATATAAACACGGTTGTTGTTTAGAATGTGGACCTGGTTGGTTGGATCTTATTAAGGAGTTAAGTTTTAAGATAGAAAAGATAATAGGAAACATGAACTCTCCATTAGACGAAATGCCTTATGCAACACAAATTAAAGAGAAATATGGGACATTAAGATTTTACATGTCTACTGAAACAGAAGAAATGAGTAAATTGATCGAAGCCGCAGAAGACGTTAGCGCTAAAATATGTGAAGGTTGTGGTGCCCCAGGTGCAGTAAAAAATGAGTCTGGTTGGTATACATGTCTTTGTGATAATTGTGAAAAAGATAAACATTAAGTTGAAACAACAAACAACAGGAGGCGAGAGGTTATGAGAAACCAAGATTCGTCAAAATTAGTAGAAAAGCCAAAGAAAGGGTATCCTACAAGATACACTTCAGCTTCTCCAGATTTAGATATGAAGAAACAAACAAGCAAAGCGTATAAGAGTCGTTACACTGCTTCGCTAGCCCCAGAAAAAGAGATTGTGGCAAATAAAAAATCAACATATAAATCTAGATACTAAATAATATGGGGACCGCTAACACGTCACATATATGCAATCTCCTAGGTTAAAAAAAGCGGCAGTTAAGCGGTCTCCTTCTTTTATCAATAGCCCTTAAAAAGGAAGCACATGAAGTCTGAATTTGGAGACCGAGAGACACTAGGCACTCAAATACTAAAAACCAAAGAAGAACATGAGTCTAGTTCCCCCATAGAAGCAGGGGAGTTAGCCCACGAAGGCGGTAAGTCTTACATGCGTGAGTTAATAGACACTGTGGAAAATCACCGTCACATAACATACCCTTATTACATACAAGTCATATCTTCAAGAGACGTGTTTTTTGGCGATAGAGTCTTTCACTTCAGGTTCTTTGCTAGGCAATCAGAACCCCTCATAGAAGACGACATGGACCTATGGTACGTTGATAATAAAACAGACCAACTCAAGCTAATGTGGTCATTGCCCCATTGGTCTGAATTTGACATGATCTTAGCAGACGAAAAGTACTCAGATAAAAAGCTTATTGATTGGATTATAGCTTATAAAAGAATGCAGAATTACTCCCCATAATACTTAAATGAAATCCATTTTTTAAGATTGCATGTTGAAACTAAAACGTGTCTTTTAAAGGGTGTTTCTTGCAAAACTTTTTCTTTGATATTGTTTTAGTCATCTCTTCCTAGCCTTTTAACTAAATCTAATAAAACCTCAGTGAAATATTTATCTCTTTTATAAAGATAACATGAACAAGACCATAAAAAAGATATGTTAATTGCCAGTATAACCGATATGAAAATTATAAGTCTTATATCTATTATTCCTATTCCTTTTCTTAATGATTTAGCCTTTTAGCTTAATAGGCATTTTTAGGGTGTTTGGGTTTTTTTATCCCCTTATATTTATATATCTATCTTATTAAGAAGCATGGCTTCTATTACGAAGCCCACTCGTTTACCCAACCTCGCTCGTTGCACTCCGCTCACTCGGGCCCCTCAACGTCGTGGCCTTCGTTAGTTTATCAGGAAAATCTTTTTTGTCAAGACAATTCGTATATTTTTTTATCCAATAATCCATATGTTCTTCAACAGGAAAGCCATAAGAAGAATTAGAGCTTAAAATGAATTCGTGCAGCTTTTTGTTAAATCCCATGTCTAGAATTCCATGTAAATAAAAGGTGACAATTATAAACTACTGGTGAATAGCCAAATGCCCAATTCTCGAATCTATGTTGTTCTTCCAGTGAAGAAAATATTTCTTCGTCACAGTTAATAAATTTGTTATAAAACCATCTTTTAATTTTCTTTAGCACTCTTCTTCTCTTGGTTGATATGTGCCCATGTACTTCCACTTCTTATCAAATAATTGCCATACAGTGTTTGGCTTCTCTCTTTTATTAAACCATAGTGACCTAGCCTTATAATGAGAATCATTGTCAGTTGGATTTCTAACAGACATTATCATGTTAATATTATATTCGAAGAAGAAGTCAGAAGACTTAGTCTTTTTTTTTCTAAACAGATTCATAATTGACGTTATTTTCATAATATCCTCAATTTCCAAACAGTATAAAATTTAACGTCGTAAATATCCATTAAATAATTTCCTTTACATTTAAAATATCTATTATATAACAATGAATTATTTACTATACGCTTTATCAGCGTTAAAGATTAGCGTAACAGGATCTCGCAAGTCCAGATAAGAAAGGAGAGGTATGACTGAGGAAGCTAAACAAGAAGACGTAAAAGAGCAAGAGGAAGGGCAAGAGGTCGTCGCTCCTGCTAAAGCAACCAAAGAACAGCCTGAACAAAAGGACACCTCTGCAGAAGTTAAGCCAGCAGAAGGCTCGAAAGAGTACAACTGGCGTAAAATGGAACAGAGGGTGAACAATCTTGAGAGTGAGAAGCATCGCTTAGAGGGTGAGTTACAGAACAAAGCTGATGTAGCAAGAGTGGAAGCCGTTGACGAGTTTGCAGGGTTGCAGTCTGACGATCTTATTACCTACGGACAGGTTGGTAAGCTAGCAGACAAGAAGGCCCGCGAAATCGTTAAGGAAGAACTCGCAGCTGCACAAAGAGCAGCGTTACCTGAACAAACTAAATCTAAGTATGCTGATTATGATCAAGTTGTCACAACAGAAAATATAGAAAAACTTGTACTGGAAGATCCTGATTTAGAGCATGACATTAAAGTTTCAAAGAATCCATATGATCGTGCCTATAAAGCTATAAGGCAAGCCGATTTTTATCGGAAGAGTGTAGAGAATAAGGCTAACAGCGAACGGATAAAGGCAAACAGCGAAAAACCTGTGAGCAGTAACACTGTAGGTAAACAGGGACCGCTCTCGCAGGCCAACGCTTTTGCAACATGGTCGAAGGAAGATTTGTTAAAGGAAATGTCTCAATGCTCTAAGAAGGCTACTTCAGTACCTAATTTGAGGTAAAAGGATGACAACAACAACATTAGTGTTGCCACCTCCAGTCCAGACAAAATTTAGCGCAAAGATACTTGCTACACCGCAAGCACGGCTTGTTCATGCTATATGTGCGACTCCATATGAAATGGAAGCGAACAGCGGCGATATTCTTCGAATGAGAAGATATTCCCGCTTAAACACAGCTCCTGTCCCATTAGGGCCGGCTATGAACAACCCCCCTGTGCAACAGCAAAACGTAGTAGATATTGATGCTAGAATTGACTGGTACGCTACATATAGTGTTATCACAAAGCAGGTAACATTAATAGATCAAGATCCGGTGTTAAATGAACATTCAAAACGTTTGGGTCAATCGCTTCGGGAGACTGAAGATGAGTTGATTCGAGACATGTTGGCAGGTACAGCAGGACTCTTGAATTGTGTTAATGGAGTAAACGGAGATAATCCAACAGAGATTACCCGTGCTGACGTAGATGATGCAGTAGCGACACTTCAGAATAACGACGCTGATTTTATTGGTGACGTTATACAAGGTGAAGATAGATTTGGAACAGGTCCTGTGCGCGATAGTTATTTTGCTATGTGCGACGCAAGAATGATTGGGCAATTGGAAGCATGTAATGGCTTCTTGAATAAAGCTCAATATCCTAACCAAACAAACATTTCACCTTCTGAATGGGGGTCTATAGGAAACACAAGATACTTCCTAAGTTCAAGAGGAAGTGTAACTGTAGCAGCTTCTTTGCTTGGTAATGATATATATAACATATTCATTACTGGACAAGATGCTTATGCAAAAATAGAACAAAACGGTGCTTCGGCTAAGTTTATTTATCACGGTCCTGGTCATGGCGACGATCCTTGTGAACTTCGTCAGACATGTGGCTGGAGAATGGCTCAAGTGCCAAGAATAACAAACGATGCGTGGATTATTAATCTACGTGCAACATTAGGGTAAGGAGGTAATATGAGTACAGCTATGAGTTTAGTAGCTCAGGGATCATATATCTCTGATGCCGCAGCAAGGACTATTACTTTTCCTTGCGCAATTGATTATTTTATTGTTAGAAACAGAAGTCTTTGGGGCACAGCGCCTACTGCTATTGTAGAATCTACATGGCATAGAGGTTATGCTGCAGGACAAGCGACACATTTCACAGAAGGTGGAGGTAGCGCTATAACAGCTACTGCAACCGCAGCAGGAGGCTTAGGTTTTACTGAAATTGATTTCACTACTGCCGCTCCTGGAGCTTTGGTTGCTAGTGGAACTGCTGTAACTAACGCAACACCTATGGTTGTTACTGATGGAGTCCCTCCAGCGGTAGGAAACATAGTTAGAATGCTTAACACTACAGCTATGCTTCAAATATCCGGATTGGAATTTGAAGTTACTGCAGTAACACCAGCTACTAACTATACTTTAGGCTATGCTGTAGGAGCAGGTTATGCTGCAGCAGCAACAAATGCTGATTATAGAGTGCTTCCTGATTACAGGTTCTTCCCACGGAGACGTTGGATTATGGCTATGACTGTAGCTAATCCTGTGGTTATAAGCACTTCTGTAGCGCATGGTTATGCTGTAGGAGCTACAATTACAGTTAACAATCCAGATGCCAACTTTGGTATGCCAGAAATAAATGGCTTAACTGGAACTGTTACAGCTGTGACAGCGAATACAATAACAACAAACATTAATGGTGCAGCCTTTACTGCATTTGCTTTCCCAACTTCAGCAATAGCAGCAACGGGTGTAACACATGCAACCGTAACGCCATTTGGTGAAATTTCCACTATATTGACAGAAGCAACCGACAACGTGCTGATGTCTGGACTACGTCTAGATACAGCTATTGTTGGAGCCAACACCAATGTAATGGATTGGTTAGCATTTAGCCGTGACTACACGATTTAAATGAATTTATTTGAGGGGGATTTTAAACGAATCCTCTTCAAGTTTTAAAAGTAAAAGGAGATTTATGAGTTTCGTAAAAGAAATAAACGTACCACATAAGAACAAACTTAGTGCAGAGTCAAAACGAAAAGCGTCAACATTGATCGAAGAAAAACGAAAAGAGGATTCTAAATTAGTTAAGGGAATCTTTAAGAATCTGGAAGCACCTGGTTCGGATGTCGAATTTCCTTATCGTGCTTATAAAGGAGACCCAATACGAGTTTACACATTAGAGGATGGGGAATCATATACAATACCACTAGGGGTGGCAAAGCATATAAACAATCAATGTACATACAAGCGACACAAGCATTTAGTAGACAAGGATGGGAAACACAATTTAGCATGGGATAAATCTATTGAGAGATATCAATTTGTATCTACAGATTTTATGTAATGGATAATATAGCTACATAGGGAGAAAAGACTATGGCAGTAACAGGAACATTAGAGCAAATAAGAGCAAAGGTAAGAAGGCTCGTTGGTATGCCTTCAGTTAATCAGTTGACGGTGGAAGAGTTAGATGATTATATCAATGATTTTTATCAGTATGATTTTCCTGCTCATGTAAAGACATGGAACTTGACAACAGCCTTACCACCTATTTGGGGACCTGATGACACATTGATCCCAGATCAGGCAATATATGTTTATGACTGGAACGTATTTACCAACATGGGTCCACCTTGTTACGTGGGTGGATATGAGATACAATACTATCAAGATCAAGAAAGTTTCTTTAATATTTTTCCTACGAGAATGTTGAGACAGCAGTTATCTACAGGAACAGGAATAGCTGGACCTTATGGAGGCACGTTAACCAACACACCGATATTAAGATCAGGTATTTTTATGTCAGCCATGGACAATGCAGGGAATTCATTGCATTGTGATGCGAATGCAGCTGGGGTATTATCTGGAGACGTAGCCGCTGGAGGGACGATAAATTATCAGACAGGAGTAGTTGCTGGTTTAACATGGAACGGAGTAATAGCCGTAGGAGAGCCTATTTGGGCGCAGACAATGACATATACAACAGGAAGACCAGAAGCAGTACTATTTTATGACGGAGTATTATTATTTTACCCTGTGCCAGATATAGCATATGAATTTAGTTGCAGAGTGAATCAAGTCCCTGATGCTTTAACAGTAGCAGGCGATCAGCCACTTGTACGCGATTGGTGGAATCTAATAGCTTACGGCGCTGCGTTAAAGATCTTTGCTGAGAACCTTGATATGGAAAGCTATGCTAAGATAATGCCTTTATTTGATAAGCACCTGATGTTAGTAGAAAGACGCACGCTTTGTCAGCTAAAGAACCAAAGAACATCAACAATCTACACGAATCAATGGCCTGGGTCTACTTCGTTTAGATCAAACATTTAAGGAGGCTATAAGATGACATTTAACCCTAATATCCCGGCTGCAGCGGACATACCTTCACAATCACAAGCTCAGCTGTTAGCTAATTTCACGGCTTTAAATACAGTATTCCAAGTAAATCACATAGCTTTTAATGCAGCCACAGATGCAGGTAAGCATTTAAATGCAACTCTTCTTACATATGGCGCTGCACCTGCAGTTCCTGTTACTTTAGCCGGAGAAGGAGCTCTTTTCACTAGGACCCAAGCAGCAGCAAGAATGCAGTTATATTATGTAAGAGAAAACGCAGGTGCAGAAATACCAATCTCTATGCTTGGAGGCTTTGCTAAGTTTGCTAGGGTAGGAGGAGCTATAGCTGGAACTAGTTTTAATATAAACACACCAATAGTCGTAGCAGGCGGAGGCACAACATTATCTGTTGCCTTCACAACTCCCATGCTAGATACAGATTATTTAGTCTTTGCACATAAAAATGTTGGTGAGAGTTTTACTTTTCAAAATATAACAGTAAACGGATTTGATCTAGTAACTACAGATACTGCATATACTTTTGTAATGATTCAAGTTATTGGAGAATTAGCTTAATGTCCAAATTATTCATTGGTCCTTATGAGTCTGGATTACAAAGAGACAAAGAACCATGGCTTCTTCCAAACGAAGCTTTTCCTACATTGGAAGACGCATATGTTTGGAGAGGGCGAGTAAAGAAGAAGGAAGGGTATGGTTTTATTGGCAGATTACACAGATTAGGTGGCAAGATTCCTGATTTAATAGGAGCTACTATTGGGCCTGGAGCTGTTTTTGCCGGCAACATAAATGCTGCCTATTTACCATTATCTCCAGGAACAGTAGAAATTACTGTTGGAGCTTTAGTTTTTACTGATTATCAAGTAGCCGCATCCGGAAGACCGAATCCACATTATGATGGAGTAGGGACGCTGTCTACAAATGTTGTGAATGCGAATTATGGAACTATAGATTATTTAACAGGAGCAATAACATTAAACTTTGACCCAGCCATTGGCGGTGCTGTAAACGTTTGGTTAACGGGCGCTTTAACTACACCTCGTTTGCCTGTTATGGGCATGGGTGTTTATGAACATGCAGCAATTAATCAAGAAGAGTTAGTAGTTTTCGACGAAGATTATTCGTATGATTATAACACAGGAACTGGTTGGTTTCGCGATGTTTCTTTCTATGCAAACGCAGGTGTTCAAAATGCAGTTGTTTGGACAGGAAGTGATAGCGATTTCTTTTGGACAACTAATTATTACGATGTTCTTTGGGAAACCAATAATGTAGAGGGGAATCATGGACTTGCAATCACGAACATAACAGTTGCTGCAGCTGCGGTAATAACAGTAGGAATTGGTCATGGATTTATTGTAGGTGATGTAGTTTTTATAAATGAAGTTACTGGAATGGTTGAAATAAATGGTCTTACAGGAACAGTAACCGCTATAGGTCTTGTTACAATAACTATTAACATTGATTCTTTGTTATTCACTCCTTATGTAGCTGGTGGAGTAGCGTTTGCTTTAACACGGACTCTTTTTGGAGATGGTATTCGTTTCTATAATGGTTTTGGTGGCGGTGTAGGATGGAGAAACTTCGAGCCACCAGTTCAGTCAACAGCGGTTCCTGAATATTTAATGGGTGCGTTGATAGTTCTTCCTTTCAAAGATCGTATGATTGCATTAAATACTGTTGAGAGAGCCTTTCTTGGCGGTGGAGGCGCTCATCCACAAAGGGCACGATGGAGTCAGAATGGAACGCCGTTCTATGCTGAAAATAATGTTTATGCCGCAGGTGTGCCTAATCCTGGCTATTCATGGACTGAAGATGTCGGAAGGGGAGGATATATTGATGCTCCAACAAATGAAGCTATTGTTTCAGCAGCCTATATAAAAGATTCTTTAATAGTGTTCTTTGAAAGATCTACGTGGCAACTCCGTTACACAGGAAATGAAGTCCTTCCATTTATTTGGGAGAGAATAAATGAGGAATTAGGAGCTGAAAGCACCTTTAGCCCTGTGCAATTCGATAAAGGAGTGTTGGCTGTTGGGGATAAAGCAATAATAACCTCTAATTCAATAGGTGTAGAGCGAATAGACCAGCGAATACCTGATGAAGTGTTTAATTTTCACAACGATAACCAAGGAGCGACGCGAGTTCATGGAATTCGTGACTTCTATAAAAAGATGGTTTATTGGACTTTTCCTAATGACGATCCTAATGAAACATATCCAGATAGGATTTTAGCACTCAATTATGATGAAGGCTCATATTCAATATTCAAAAATTCTTTTACGTGTTTTGGTACTATGCAGTTTGCAATAGATTATACTTGGGCAACTCTTCCTTATGCGAGTTGGGCGGACTGGAATATCCCTTGGAGTTCTCCAGTAGGTCAGAGTTATTTCCCTGAAATAATAGCAGGCAATCAGGTTGGTTTTGTTTTAAATTTAAGTACAGATAGAGTAGAGAATTCAATAAGCATGGATTTAGTGATAACTATTGCTATTCCTGATTCTATAACAAATGGAACCCCTCCTATCTGTCAAGTAATTAATCACAATCTTCATACAGGTCAATTTGTAAAGATTACAAACACCACAGGTTTTGGAGTTAATGTAGTGGCTGAAGATGAAGGGACTTCTTTAACTGGTGCTACGGCGTTTACAGGAACTTTAACAAATTTAGGTGTTTTCCCATCAACAATAGTCGTAACTATAGGGGCTAATGTTTTTACAGATTTAGGTGATGGCACTTTGGCTGGTGGTACTGGAGGTTCAACTATAGAATATGAAACAGGAATTTTTACGGTTAATTTCGCAGCGTTGGTCGCAGACACACCAGTTACAGCGACTTACACATACAATATATTAAACTTCAGAAACTTTTATGTAACAAGATTAAGTGCGGACACATTCTCATTATGGGATGTAGCAGCAGATGGGTTGATAACAGGAGTGCCATTAGCAGGCTTTGGAGCTGCATATCAAGGCTCTGGTCAAATTACAGTGGTTGATAATTTCAACATAATAACTAAGAGGTTTTCTCCTTTCATCCAAGAAGATGACATGTTTCGCATGTCTCATTTTGATGCATTCTTACAGACTACAGCTGGAGATTTTGTTGTAAATATATTTGGTGATCAAGATGACACTACGTCTTTGACGCTTTTACAAGGGTCTAGCGAAGATTACAGTGGAAGAAATTCTCAAAAGCATTGGACTCGTTTCTTTTCTAATCTAAATTCTGATTTTGCGCAGATTCAATTTACAATGACAGAGCATCAGATGACGATTACGTCAAACCCTGCTTCAGACTTTCAGTTACACGCAATGAATCTAGACATTCAATCAAGTGGTAGATTATGACATTTAGCCCTCCAAGCACCTTAGAAGCTGCATTACCTGAGAATGTAAGCTTTGCAGAGGAATATGAAGCCTTTCATGAGCAATGGACAAATCTTTACAGAAAAGTAGCTTCCAAGATTAATGGAAAAGAACGGGCTCTTTATCCTTTAGAACTAGAGATTTTAAATGATCAGCAGTTCTTT